CTGGACGCACAGAAGATAAGGATAAACGAGGGCACAGAGAGGCTGAAAGGCTTCCTGAAGCCCGATCCCATCACACACACATCACGGATTGTGTTTGCGCCCAAATGCCTTGGGGTGCTCTCGGAGTTCGGGGCCGTGCCAAGCCCGTTCGACGGGCAGACAAGGGCCTACAGGTGGAAGATGGACAGGGACGGGAACATCGTGGGGGAAACCCCCGAAGATAAGAACAACCACGCTGTCAAGGCAGCGATATACGGGCTGGTGAGCAGGTTCGGTTACGGACATGTGAACAGCAGGGAATTTATAAAAGTCAAACGCTGGGCGGGGTAGATTATGCCAAGATTAAAGCCGGAAGATATCATAGACAAGGTTGAAGCGCACTACGACTCGACACATCCGCTGAGGGCACGGATGGACGCGGACCACCAGCTCTACAAGCTGGACCCGTATGACGCCGGTGACGGCTACAAGTCGTACACGTCAAACGAGCCGCAAACCTACGCGGATAAGATAATAGCATGGCTCACGAGCGCAGATATGATCGTGAGGATCCCGCCAAACGGCAACCCCAGGAACACCCGGGAGGTCAACAACGACAAGGAGAGGTTCATAATAGGGGCACTCAAATCCGCCAACGAGAGGCTGGCAAGGAGGCTCGTCCCGCCGGTGAAGGACCAGCTCTCATGGTACATCGCCGTCAGGGGATGGTACGCCGGAAGGGCGCTGCTCGTTAAGGCGGAGGACGGCTCCACCTCGATAGACGTCACACCGTGGGACCCGATGCACACGTACTGGGGAGTCGGGGGCGACGGGCTCGCATGGGCGTGCTACAAGATAAAGAAGACGAGGGCCGAGATAGAGTCACAGTACGGCGTGAGGATGGGCGACGTGAGGGATGATGATGATGGCATAGATGTGTATGACCACTACGACTCGGAGTACAACACCGTGGTCATACCCCACAGGTTCATAAAGAAACGCACCCCGCACGGGGCGGAGCAGGTGCCGGTTTTCCTTGGCCCGGTCGGGGCGACACCGCTGGTGCAGTCGATGGAGTGGTCGTCCATAGAGGACACCCTTGAGGACTACGGTGAGTCGGTGTTCAAAAGCACCCGCGAACTGTACGAGAACCACAATTTCATGATGAGCGTCATGCTGGAGATGACCGCCCGCAGCAGGAAGCAGGGGCTGAAGGTCACCAGCCGTGACGGGACCAAGACACTCGATGAGGACCCGTACCAGGAGGGCACCGAGATCTCGCTTGGGCAGGGAGAGGACGTGAAACCCCTCGGGCTGCTTGAGATGGCAAGGGAATCCGGGGCGTTCATGGGGCTCGTGGCAGGCGAGATGCAGAGGGGATCGCTGCCGCACTCCGTGTACGGAGAACTCCAGTTCCAGCTCTCAGGGTTCGCGATCAACACGCTCAGGCAGGGCGTGGAGACAGTCCTCGTGCCAAGGGTCCAGGCGCTGGAACGCGCATATATACAGATAGCAAACCACCTGTGTGACCAGTACCAGACAGGCTCGTTCAAGGCCGTTGAGCTGTCGGGGCAGGACAACAACAGGATGTATTTTTCAGAGAAGATAACGGCGGACAGGATAAAGGACGGGGGAGACCCCGAGATAAAGATAGTGGCAAAACTGCCCGAAGACGATATGTCACGGTACGGCATGGCGCAGATCGCAAGGGAGGGCGAGACGCCGCTGCTGCCTGACCTCTGGATCAGGGACAACATACTCGGCATACAGGACTCCGACCAGATTGACGATGCCGTGAAGGAGCAGATCGCAGAGCGCACACTGCCCGAGGCAGGGCTGTGGACACTCTACCAGGCAGCTATGAAACAGGGCAGGGAAGACCTCGCGAAGATATATTTTGGTGAACTCGTCACAATGATGTTTACAAAGGCGAGGCAGATAGCAGATACTCTAGGCGGCGGTGGGCAGGGCGCCCCACAGGTGCCTCCCTCTCCTGGGCCCGGGGCAGTGCCTGCCGGGCCGACGGGACCGCCTCCACCGCCAATGCCACCGCCAATGCCTTCGCCGCAGGTGATGCCTCCGGCAATGGCAGGGGTTCCTCCCCCGGTTCCAACTCCGCAGGGAGGGCCGGTGACCGCACCGGGGCAGCCGAGGCCGGGAGCGCAGACTGATGCCGAGAGGCTGAGAAGGATAGGGCTTGCAGGCCCGGGAGGATAACATATGGCTTCACAGAAGGAGGAACTTTCGCTGCTGGACGCGTTTCTGAACATGTCAAGGAATGCAACGGGAAGTGAGTCCGGGGCAGCCTCACTCACGGAGTTTGGCGAAATGGCGCAGCAGGGGAAATTGCAACCCCAGCAGTTCCAGTCTGAGAGGATGGCAGGGGACCCGAAAGTCTCGCCCTTCGCGGTGATGAAACAAATAGGGGCAGAGGCCTTTGGGGCAGCGGCTGAAAAAGTGAACGAAGTGGTGAAACAGGCAGCGCTTGGGAGGAAAAACCTCGCAAGGGCCGCCGCAAAGGCGCTCATGGGGGACTTCCCCTCTGTCGCCGGCGATATGATGAACGATATAAGCTCGTTCTCCCCGTATAACAACACGGTACGCATATATGCAGATCAGTATAAGGTCGGGATCGAAGAGTTGAAGATGGCAGTCAGGGAGATGGCCGGATCGGACTCAACCCCAACCCCAACACCAACACCAACGGCAACCCCGGAACCCAACCCCCTTCTTGCGAAGAAGGAGGCTGATGTGAAGTATTTGAAAGGGCAATTGTCCAAGAAAGAGCTTGAAGCGGTGAGCGCGTTAGTTTCCCAACCAACGCCAACGGCAACAGCAACAGCGGCGGGAGGCCCGGCAATACCGGCGGTAACGGGGCAGGCCATGAGAGATGTGAGTCTCACGCCCGGGCAGGAGCAGTACCTTGCCGCGCACGGAATGGAGGCTGGCGACCTTGTGGGCCCGTTTGTCCAATATGATGATCCCCAGGATGCCGCGTTCACCTCGATGGTCTACAGCACGCTTGGCCCCGTGAAGGCAGGGAACGCCAGGGTTATGGAAGCCGCAAAGAGGGGCAAGTATTTTTCCCAGGGGCATTTCCTGCTTGCGTCAGCGGGCGGGAAATCCGCGCAGGAACAGAAGTTGGACCCAGACTGGACCTACCCCAAGTTCCTTGAGGGTCGCAAGCCCTCTGAATTTATGGGCAGCCCTGTCACAGAGGAGGCTTACCAGGACTTTTTGCAGGGGTCCAAGCGCGTCTATGATAATGACCCGAACTGGCATGAAGGCTCAGGCATAGGCCCCGTGAAGGCGAAGTATATAGGGGGCGTAGTGGAGTACCCTGCCCATGAGTTCAGTATAGTGGCGGCGAGGGAGGGCATAACCGGCAGGGGGCTTATCGGGAAGATGCGCCTTGAGTCCCTTGGCAAAACGTATAAGTACTGGCAGAACGAGCAGATAAGAGCCCCCGGCAGTCCAAGGAGAGGCTTTATAGCGTTCTGGGACGAACTCAAGGGGAAAAGGGGAGAATCGCAACAGGTTCGGCAGGCACAACAACAATAACGCAAAGGATGGTGTGAAAAATGTGGTACCACTATTTATATACAGATCCCGATACAGGCGAGACTCAAATGGTTGCTTTCCCGTATGCGACCGATGATCCGGGCTATGAATTCCAAAAGGAGGATTCCACGGTGAGCATGGGTTACGCCACCCCCACAGGTGCGGACGCCCCGGCCCCGGCCCCAAAGCCCGTGCGCCCTCCATACTACACGCCACCCGAGGTTACACCAGACCCAATACCTGAGCCGATAGGCGGAATCCCTGGTTGGGTTGACCCTGGCACAAGTGGTGTTTCAGGCGCTATGCCAGGGCCAGGACAAGGTGCCTGGACGGAGGTCCCGGTTCCACCAGACGTGCCCTACACGCCACCCGTGGTTACACCAGACGTGACTGACTACAGCACAGATGATCCGTACCAGAGTCAATCTCCAGCCTCAGGAGGTCCCGTCACGGTGGATCCGAGCGTTTCAGGACTTTACGGCGAGCCAGGTGTTGTTCCAGGCGGTCTCCCTCCAAGCCCCTCATACGACGATGACTTTATGTCCACATGGGTGCCTGGCGGGACAGAGACGATGGACCCGTATGAGCAGTACAAGAGGATGGTTTACGGGCAATTGCCCTCCATGCCTTACGGGACGAGGGCTTCCCAGGCGCTTGAGAGGGCTGCAATGTCAAGGTTTGCACCTTCCCTTGGGCAATTCCTGCTGTCAGCATATCCTTCAGGGCTTCCCGGAACTGAGGAAGAGGCTATACAGGCCCCGACATTCACAGAGTGGGCACAGCGGCAACCGGCTACCGCAGCCACAGGTGCGAGGATGCCGTTTGCAGGTGCTGCCGGCACGACCGCATACGATACGTTCCAGAACATAGCCAATCTGTCAAGTTTGTACGGGACAGACCCCACTTCGGCGCAGCAGGTAGAGATGGCCGGAAGCCCGTATGGGGGATTTCTGACGGGCGACCCCCAGTCCTATATAACACAGTACGCACTTGGAGGTCCGCAGAGGGGATACCTTGGGCGGCTGATGGGGAACAGGGCAGGAAGGTTGCAGGATTTATTTGAAAAGCAGAGGATGACACAGGGCTCAGACATATACGGCGC